AATGTTTACCCATTTGCCTACAGCTTCTTTCATAGAATCAATGTCATTTGAAAAATCTTTTACACCACAATTTGTTAAAAACTCGTGCAGTGTTTTAGATTTCCATTCTTTTGATTTTGGTGAATCAGATTCACGTACAGCCCAAAACTTAGCTCTACCATATTCACCCTGTTCATTAACTACATCGAACTCTACATAGGGCGCACCCATGTATCCTGTTCTTTGTGATGAGTTAGACAGCGACAAGACTTGACATCTGTATGCACCTTCATTGAAATACTTTTTGTTTTCTGTTCTTGTAGGTGCTGTTTGGCAATTAATTAAATTAAAAGCAATTACATTATCCATAATTATTTAGATTTAAGATTATCATTTAATACATTCAACATATGTTCTGGTATGTCGTAATTAGGCATTTTAGCTTTTACAGCATCGCCTTTTCCTGCTTCAATAGCTTTTAGCATATTGTTAAATTTATCTTCATCAAGCTTTGGTTTAGCCGCTGGTGTAGACTGCTGTTTTACAGCATTCGCTACCTCTTCATAAGAAGCAACTGATGTATCTAAACCAATACCAAGATTACCAAGAGCACGGCCCCAAGCTGATGTTTCACAGTTTTCTACAAAACTTGTTTTGTTTATAAAGGACGAACCTTCTTTTTCATACGCATGCCCTGTGGCGCGTATGTTGCCGTTTTCATCAAAGATTGTGGCTTTGATTACACAACGATCATCTGTAAGTTCTACAACATCTGATGTAAGGCACCAGTTTTCATAGTTTTCTCTAAAGTGTTTTAACCTTTCGTTAACTTCAACGTATTCTTTACCTTTGATGTTAACTGTTTTTAATTTTGTCATTTTTTTCGTGTTTCATATTTGTTAAAAGTTTCGTGCATCTTTTTACCTGCACGTATTGCAAAAACAATTTTTAAGAATTTTCTGAACATGACTGGTCTACCTCTTAAAATAATAGCAAAGCCGATTTCTCTAAAAGTAGATATAAGAATACGTCTTACGAGTTTCTTATCTAGTCCAAGATCATGTGCAATTTCAGAAATAATCTTTCTTAGTTTAGTGTGGTTTGACATATATAAATATACAAAAAATGACTCTAAAAATCTAGAGTATTTTCTTTAAACTTTGTCAATTCACTAATAAAATTTAGTGTAACTACACCGACACCAATGTTACGACCTTTAGCAAAAATGATTTGAGCTTTACCTCTTGTATCATTACCGCTTTCGTCTTGATTAATGCCATAGTATTCAGGTCTATAAACTAACGCTACAATGTCAGCCGCCTGTTCTATTTCACCTGACTCTCTAAGGTCAGATAATGTTGGTTTACTTTCAGATCTAAACCCAACACCACGATTAAGTTGCGATAAAGCAACAATAGTAATGTTTAGTTCTTTCGCCAAGTTTTTGAGCGCCCTAGCAACCTTTGAGACTTCTTGTTCTCTGGTTCCTTTTGATCCGACACTCGCTGTGACAAGCTGTAAGTAGTCAACAAACACAAGCTTAATACCGCAACTGTGTACATATTGTCTAGTTTTTGATAGTAAATAATTCAATGAAGTTTGTTTACATTCATCGATATAGATCTTTCGTTCTATTATGTCGCTGGCTGTATCATGAACTCGTTTAAGATCTTCATCTTTAAGTTCACCATTTTGTATCCAACGTATTGGTATTTCAGATTCAAGTGCTACAAGGCGCATTATAAGCTGATTTACTGACATTTCATAACTAAATATGAGTGCAGGTGCATCAGCTACCTTAACTGCATTATATGCAAGATTTAAAGCTAGACTAGTTTTACCCATAGATGAAGCAGCACCAATAATTACAAGGTCTGTGCCTTGCCAACCACCAGTAAAATCATCCAAAGATTTATAACCAGTTGTTACACCAACAATACCATCAGTATTAATTCGTTTTTCTACGTCCTTTAGAAAATCCATCATCTGTGTTTTAATATCAGCAACATCAGAATCTTTTACAACTGATATTTTTGTATTCATCTTATTGATATAAGACAATACATCATCAACAGATTCACCGTTTAGATATTTATTCTGTGCTTCTGTAAGCAAAGTATGCATCTGTCTTTTACGACTTTCTTCATGCAATTGTTTTATGCATGATTTTACCGAACTAAATACGCTATCTTCCGTATATATACTTGACAACTGAAGTTTTTCTTCATGATCACAGCCAAGGGCAGCAGACATTGACACTAGGTCAATATCTTTCTGCTCTGACTGAAGAACCAAAAACATCTCGTAGACACGTTTATGAAACAAATTGTCAAAAATACTGACACTTAGTTTCTCAGCGTTTTCATAGTATAGTTCAGGATGCATCAAAAGTTTTGAAAGCAATGTGCGTTCTAACTCGTATTTCATTAATTCATCGTGCATCACATTTTTTTGGGGCGTTAAATTTAATTATAATTTTTTATTTCACTAACATTCATGTTAATTGTTTCACAATCTTCTTTACATTTAGAACATTGATATTCACCAACATCAAGCGTGTATCCTTCATCATCTTCATAAAACACCCCAGCCTCACAACATTCTGAAGCTGATGCTGTTTCCCAATGATTATCTTCAAATCTACCAGAAGAGCTATTAGCTATAAGATGACCGCCAAAACACATACCTGGTTCATCATATTCTAATGAAAACTCAAGATTAGGATATTTGTCCATAATGTTTTGTATCCAAGCAATAGGTGGTGACCACGCTGTATCAAAACCTACAGAAAAACATTGTGGTTCTGATTCATTTATGAATGGTTCACAAGCATCCCATTTAGTGCCCCAGTTTTCTAAAGACCAGTTATACCAGTCTTCACGATCACCGCAGGGCAGGGTTCCTTCAAAAGAAAATTCTTCTTTTGTAGCTTTTGTTGATTTTTCTACAAAGTCTTGTAGTTCAGCAACATGCTCTTTTGTGCACATTACCTCTAAATGATTCCAACACCAATTAGGCATCGTCTTCTATTATTTGTTCATCTAAATCAAAGAAACCTAAGTGCTCATCAGGATCTATTTCCTCACGTGTAATAGTGGCAACTTGATTTTGTACATCGCATTGCTGCATTTCTTCATCAAGAATATAGTCCCACAAATTTGTTTGTGCGTCCCAGTCATTTCTCCTGTCTGGAGTTGCGTCTAGAATACGCTGAACTGTTTTCTCGTCTTTACATTTTACAATAACTTCAGTATTGTATGTTCTTTGAACTTCTACTATATAATATTTCATAATTATCCTAGAATATCTAATTTGGCAATTAACTCTTTTGTATACTTAGCTACAAGTCTTTTTTTGTAGGTCTTAGTTAATTCTAATTTATATCTATTTTTAGTTTCTGATGGTGAAGAACCGTTGTAAAATTTATCTTTATCAGCTGAATACGCATCTTTCCAGCCTCTATAATCACCAATATAGTCAATATAGCTTGGAAGAGATCCACCTATATGCTGAACTATTTCTTCGTGTATCAAAAACATTTCTTGTGCTTTTTGCACAAGATACTCATCAGCTTTACGCTGTAATTGTTTTTCTATTTCATTAGTGTTTTTCATAATTTTATTTTTTAATTGTTACTTCAAAGTTATCATCCATATCTAATCCTAATACATCATTTATTTCATCTTGTATTATGTCTTGAATATGAAAATCCCACTCGTTCTCATCTTCAAATTCAGTTATATACTTGTTGTCTATAAGATACTCTACACATTTGATAGCTATATCTCTTGTATCATCATAAGTTATTTTCTTTTCCATATTATTTAATTTTCTTCATTAATTTTAATTGTAAACCGTGATCCAGTAGGACAGTCATGGTGGTAACAGACTCCTTCGAGTCCATCACCATCCATCCACACATTTGTGCGACATTGCCCATCATGCATAAGTAATGCATTTGCTATCTTTTCAGGATCACTTGATGTCATGTATCCTGTTTGTCCACGCCAGTTAGCGTTTTTGACTTCTACGTCCCAAACACTACAACCCATGTCTTTTAACGCATTTTTCATATCGTACAAATAATCTTCGTACTGAACCTGATCATGCGTTTCTTCGTAACTTGCTACGTATACTTTATGATCTTTTACATCCATTATACTTCTTGTAAATTAATTAACATTCCTTTTTCCATCAATTGATCTTCAATTGTTTTAAAAGCTATCAAGTTCTTTTTGTAGCCAGAACCTGTCATAAGGTTATCAATACCTTTATTTTCTATGTGATTTGTATAATAAGTTACACCATTAAATAAACCCCATAAAGTATTACCTTTATTTTCAAATTCTTTTGATATAGCATATGTAAAACCATCTAATTGGTTTTTTTTACGTGTAGAAGTTTCTGATACTTTATCATTAGGATTTATTTTCATTACCTTTTGCATAACATTAGCAATAATAGTTTGATCAGCAGGCACTCTAGCCATAGCTTTATATGTTAACATTAAGTTATCATCAAGTATAAGAGCTTTTTCAAATTCATTGACAGCAAGCTTTAATCTTTCAGATGCACTCATAGTATGTCTAAACTTAGATAAGTCCTTCATGGCCTTATGAAAGGTATTAGAACAGGATATAACTGTGTTGGTAGAACCAAAACCAATAGAGCTAGATCCGTCATGCGAGTTAAGACAGGTAATATGGCGTTTTAATGTATCACCATTAATATTATAATCTTCTAAAGACAACTGGTAGTATACCTTTTGTCCTTTAGTTTTGCCCATAGCGTCACCTTTGATGTCGCCACCAAAACGCATTTGTATTCTAACCATAATATCAGCTAGTTCTTGGTTTTGCATAGGCACATATCTTTCACCTACAGTGCTTAACCAAGCTTTATTGTCTGATCTAAACAGACCATAACTACCTGTTTTTTTACCATCATCTGTAGATAATGGTTCTTTTGTTACTTTCCAACACGTTCCTGTTTCATACAATGTGTCAAATAATTTTTCGTTTCTTAAATCCATAATTTTATTAAATGTGCCCTCCATTTCCGTTAGGCAGTTTGTAAAAATATTCAGCTTCTTCAGTACGATCCGTCCAATGAATTAGACTGTCCATACCTAAACCGTGTGTCAATGGACCTTCGTCCATGCTTTCTGCGAGCTTATCTATCCACAGATCTTCATTATTATGTAGCCATTTATCAACCTCATCTTCTAGATCAATAAAATCTGGCACATCAATTTCGATCATGCCTACCTTATGGTAGACTTGTCTTTGAAATAATTTAATTTTCATAATACTGGAATTGTTTCTAGATTTAGATAATTTGTAATGATAGCACCACCATCATTGCCTTCGTCATCCATAGAAGGTATAAGCACACCGCCATCGTCAAGATGTATTACAACTGGTGCATTATGCCACAGCATATCCTCTACCTCTTCTTCAGGCATGTATTCTATCTTAACAATAGTACGTCCTACAAGTGTTCTAGCGACTTTGTCAGTCCAATATTTTTTTGGTTCTTTAATCATAATTTCTTATTATTCTTTCTCTTTCAGATATTTTATTATCTAAAAATTCTATAACATTTTTAACTTGTTCTGTAACGTGCTCTTTATCAGGAGCCATACAGTGATGCAACAGCCACATAACTTCATCTATAGGATCGTTACACTCTTCATGTAACCATAGTGCATACCGATGCATTTCTTCTTCTGTTAACCGTTTTTTATTACTCATAATTTATTTAGTTATTAGTTCAACTGATGTATTCACTTGTGGGTTACCTTTGACAGCTATAGCTTCAAGTTTTTTAAGGCCACGTGTGTGTTTGGATAACTTATTAATAGTCTTTGCGCATTCGTTTATCCACTCCTGCTTTACAGACTCATAATTATCACCTTCTTCTAATTCTATGGTTACACCATAGTTCCATTTAACTGACTCGAAGTTACCCGTATTTACGGCTTCAGAGCAGTTTACATTTAATTGTATTACTTTCATATTAATTGTTATAATGTGTTTTCCATTCTTCAAAATCTTTATATTTTGTATAATATTTTTCACCTTCTAATACAAGGTGCCATTCAGACCATTCAGCACACTCTGTTATGTTTTCTTTTAAAACACCACAGTAATGTTCTACATCATATTTATCTGCTAAATCTAATGTATAGTACCACACGCTTAAAAAATTGTCTTCACATATTTTTATGCCATGTTCTAATACTCTTTTAATTTTATCTGGATTGTCTTTATTAACCATCCATAGTCTACCAGAGTGTATAAAATTATGGCAATAGTGACATAGAGGTACAATTTTATTAATAGTTACACTACCTTTAGTATAATCTATTTCATAATCTTCATGCGCCTCCAGCCATTGATGCTCTTTTGCTTGTGATTTATGTACACCACAAGCAGCACAATGATAATTAGTAGACGCATAAGCCTCATGTCTTTTTACATCCCACCAGTCCTGCCCCTTGATTACTCTTGGGGCAAGACCGTGTAAAGGTTTTGGGATGTTGGGATGTTGTAATAATTCAGGTTTCATTCGTCATTATTATATTCTTGCGCTTCCTCTCGTCTGCGTTCTTGGTATTCGTGTAGTTCTATCATTGTGTAACAATTTTCATCATAACCACAACTTGAACAAATCATATATTCTTCAGCGTGTTCTTTACACGCACTACAAATATCTGTTTCTAACCAAAATTTAGCATCACAGCAATTACTTAATCCGCTTCCTTCCTGATCTACGCCACAACAGCTGGTAACCTCATCAGAGGCCCAGCCATCGTCTTGTGGATTGGATAGTTTCCAATTATCGTAACTCATTACCAAGAAGCTCTATAGTAATATTCAACGTTGAATAATGTATCTGATGGATAATTATCTATAGTTTGACACAGATCATTATAAGTGTAAATAGTACTTCCAAAATAATGTTCATTATAGTCTTGATCGCCAAAGAAAAATCCTTCTTTTGTAGGTAACAACTCGTGAGCTTTATCTCTGTTGTTTATAACTTCTTTACAAAGATCTCTTAAGTCTTTGAGCTGATCTAATGAAACACGATATGTTCCACAATCATCTTCTCCGTCTTGTACGTTTTCTACAAACCATCTATGGATGTGATTAACTTTACGCCAGTAAATAGCCGTTTCAGATATTTCATCTATCGCACGTGAATTTATACCCACGTCAACAGTTTTACCTTCACTTTTTACCGTGATTTCTGCTGTAACACCTCTGTGTTCCCATTGTGTACCAAGATATGTGTTCCTGGTTAAATACATGTCTAGTCCCATAATTACTTAATTTTTAATTTTTCTATTAATCTATTATATCTGTATTTAAGTTCAACCCTGGCATGACCAAGGTTGCGCTTAAATCTATTTTCATCAAACTGTTCTACAGTTCTTTGTAATTCACGAAGTTGATTGAGAATCTTTTGTCGCATAATTTATTTTCATTTCTTGATTAAATAATCTATTAACTAAGGTCATGTATTCTGTCATGTCCTGTGTTTTTAAAAGCTGTGTTTCTACCATATTTTTAGCAGAATCTAATTGATCTTTTGTTTCACAACTTTCAATTACTTTTACGATTTTATCGTAATTTTCATTATACTTCATAGCTATCATCTGTATAGTTAGTGTATAAATGATCTAGTTCCTCTTCTGACAAAAAGCTTTCAGCTTCTTTTTCAGCAATTTCAGGTTCCATAATAGTTCTCTCAGCCAACTCTTTAGCTTTTTTAATAGCATATCCAAGTTTAATGTTATACTGAGTGCACTTACTTGCATAGTGATCACCATATTTCTTTACATGTTCTTTATTTTCTTTGAACTCATCACTTTGTGGAATGATGGTAAATGCAACATAGCCGTCATCTGCAGCAATTCGTTGTAATTCTTTCATTGAAACTAAACAGTTAACTTTAGTTTTTCCGTTGTTGGTAAATGATTGAAATTTACCTTTAATTAAATTTGACATAGTTTTATTGATTTAAATATTAAGAATTGAATTTTTTCATTAGCGATGTGCCAATAGTAAAGATCAGCCCTGTTAGTATGGCTGTAACCATACCTGAGAACGTGCCCAGGAATAGTAGTGGTAGTCCGAATGTTAGAAGGACATCCCACAATACATTTGTTTTCATAAATGTTTTTCTTGACATTACCTTGCGTAAGATCAAGTAGAAACCAGCAGCGCTAGCTGCACTCATCCATATTATACTCATAATTATATATTTATTATAGGTTATTATTTAAATAGTATTTTAGCTTAGTAAGTTCGTCATACCTAGCTATAACTGTTTCATCATATTCATCATCAACGAAGTCTGCTATATGTCTGCGATGCAGATCTAGCCTTTCTTCTATATATTGTTTAAGAACATGTATTTCATGCATAGCATCCATAGATTGATCGTGTAGATCTTGTTCTATTTGTGCTATTGCATTGCGTTTTTGGGCTTCATTTGCCCATTTACTTATTGGATCTTTCATAATTCAAATGCTTTATTAATATTAGTTTTTATTTCTTCAGCTTTCTTTTGTCTGTCTACCCATTTTTTACCACGCAGTCCAGGATATTCTTTTTGCAAAGCACGTGAACAGCGTTCTATTGATTTGGGTTTAGGAAATACTTTAGTGATAAACATCATATTTAACAGTTGTTCTGCTAACATTTGTTTATCTTCCATACATTCCCATATTATTCGAGCAACTAATCGTTGATCGTCATCACGGTATATATTTTCCGTGTCGTTTAAAAGTAGGTTATATACTCTATCTTTTACTGTCTTTCCCATAGTGGTAGTTATAAAGAGCGTAGCAGTAAAATACCACTACGCCTATTAGTAATTTAATTGTCATTATTTTAAGAAATCACCAAGCTTGTTACAAGCTAGTTGGTAGTTAGAAACTTGTTTTTTCTTGAACTTGGCAAGATAAGTATTGATGTACTTACGCTTGCGTTTGTTGTATGATGAATTAAAAGCTTCAACTATTTTTTCAAAGTTGATAAAGCTATCAGCTTTTTTAGTTTCACCGTCAAGGAATGTGATAGTCATCGCTACCTTATCGGTGCTTTTAATAATCATAGAAGCGTTTTCTCTACGAAAAGCTTGATGTGCTCTTTCGTATGGATTAGCTTTAACTGCAGCAAGTAGATCATCATACTTATCAGAAAGTAAGAACTCGTCCCACTTTTTATCTGATGTTGCTGCCTCTAGGTATTCTAATTTAAAAATACGTTTTTCTACTTTGTCCACCGCTGATCTATCGTTCAGCAAATAGTTTCTAATTTCATTAGTTTTCATATTGGTTTCCCTATTAGAAGTACTCAAGGGTTCCTGGTTTTTAGAGTACTGGTTAATTATTTAATTAGTATCCTGAATCAATTACAGGATAATGTTTTATTAAAAATTTAGTTCTATATCTTCTGAACTGATCCCAAAATTCTGATGAATTTAAAGCAAATATAAAATCATCATATTCTTTTATATCAGTACAATTTATTTTGAAAAAACATCTTGTTTTGTTTGGATCTGGTTCTTCTAACAAATTAATAAAATAACATTTTGTAGATGCAATAGTTAAAGTCTTTGTATCTTCACAAAAATTATGAATATTATACCACCTTGGTGATTCGTGTAAATGAATCCCAAATTCTGTACGACCAGAATGGTATTCCATAAATCTTACACAATGATCGTGTAAGATAGTATCAATCTGTTCTTCTATTGGTGTGATGTAATCAGTCATAATTATAATACAGTTATTGGGTTAAACTTTCTTTTAGGCACATACTTTTCTTTCAAAGCATTGCACACTTTGATATTGTTACCAAAGTTTTTTGTGATGAACTTGGTAATGTATCTTTGACGCAGAGTTTCATCTGGGTTAAGATACTTCACACGATCCATACAATCTTGCATCATTTCTTCAGCAGTCTTTGTATGTGCCTTGCGATACCTATTCATCTTGTCCTTAAATTGTTGAGAAGGACTTGAAACTTTCTTGAACTTAATTCTAGTTCTCATAGTATTAGTAAGCTATCACCTATTAATGGTGGCCGAACCTTACTTGGGCTGGTTAGTACCTGTGTGTGGAATCGAACCACACTACATCCAATACAGGTTATTTGACTTGACTTTATCAAAAAAAAGGCCGAACTTTGAGGCCAAATTGGAATGTTACTATTATAAAGTAAACAATAACAAACCAACCTGACTTCTAGTCCAACCAACTTAGTTACTTAAATAAATAAGATAAACAATATAGCGCACGATTTCTAGTTGTTTCCGCTTAAGTAACTGATAATCAATACAATAACTATTCTGTTACTGTATATTCAGTGTAATTACCGTTGTATATCTCTTCGGCAATGAATCTCTCTGATGCTTTAGTAAGCACAGTTTCGTAAGTTTTAGTAGCATTTGTAGCATTATCCATAGTGTCAAAGAACTCTTTACCTGCAATAATAGGTGCAGTTGCTACGCTAATAGCTAATTCTTTACGGAATTGCTTGTCTTCTTTAGCTAAGTTGTATGTTGCTTTAGCTAATCCTGTAATTGATTTAAATAAACTCATGATAGTATAGTGTCTGTTAGTTAGTAATGCATAAATACGCACAGACTTTACGTAAAAATGCTATGATAGTCCAGTATAGGTTACACGGGGTGTAAAAAATCTGTGACACGGTAGGGGGTATTTAGCATAAAGCATCCCTTTCTGACAACTACATAAAATTTTATTACTTTTGTAGCTATGAATGGTGATTATACAAGCGATGGCCCATATGTGTTAAGTTTTTCTGAAATGGAAAGGCGTAATAAAGATCTTAAAAACATATTGTTTCAGACAATAGAAACTAATAAAAATATTGTAGAAGGATCTAAAGCACAGGAGATGATGAATGCTATTGATATGGTTATAAGCAAGGAGAATCCAGCCAATCAAGAAGTGTTAAGGAATCTTATGATTATGACATCATTTATGGAGAATAGTATGGGTGCTGATAGTAGTGCTTTTGGTAGAAACTATACAAATTCTTTTATGTCTATTGATGATCCTACATTTAATTCCATGATGGATCCAAGAGAGTATGATTATACCACGACACAAAAGAAGTATCAAAGAAGATATGAAGAGCTTGGGCTACCATCAGACAAAACAGGATTGTTAAATTTATTAGAAAGTGATAATCCTTTAGCTGCAATGGCTGTAGCAAGACAAGTGTATGGTATGTCTGATAAGCCTTTACCAGCTAATAATCCAAGAGCATTATTTGATTACTATATGCAGGTATATAATGGTTATGGTGCTAATGAGTATGGTGATAATGAAAAACATTATAATAGATTTTTAACAGGGTATAATAAATATATTAGATAAGATGGCAATAGAAACTTTTAGAACAGGTATAGGATCAAGACAAAGTGATGAGGGCAATGTAAATATTTTAGATAAAATAAGAAAGCCAGCTAGCATGAGTATGTTACGTGGCAATGATCCAGAATCAAGCAGTCAGTATATAACTTCTCTATTAGAGAATATGGGTGCTCCTGGTCAAAGGTTTGAAGAGTTAAGGCAGGGTAGAGTTAATCGTACTAGCGGTAATCCTTTTAATAGACCTAGACCTAACACTTCTGTTTCCAATATACCTACTATGGTAAATAGAATGCCTAATGTTTTTGAAAGTGCTATGCTGCAAAGACAGCCAATGAGTAATTTATTTAGAAAACCTGGCCCAATGGGTTACACTGGCCCTTATGGATTCCAAGCTTTTTCTATGAACAACCCTTATTTTAGCATGTAAAAAATAATAAAATCTTTTTGATTTTAGTATAAAAAAAATTGGAGGCTCCGCCTCCTTTTTAATTTTTAATCAACTATCTTTGAAACTATGACAAATGAATATAAAAGCGATCAAGGTAAAGTATTTGTTTGTGGGGAGAATACTTTTATTTTAGAAAAATATTTTTATTACTTAGATGATCTATACAAAGATGAGATGATGCTTTGTGAAGAGATCTTTGATATGGATTTTAGTATAAAGAGAAGAAAAATACATAGCATGAAGAATGAGAACTATACAAGAGTTCGTGATTGGAAAGGTATATATGAACCATATGGACCTAAATTTATTTGGGTGTTAAAGTTTGATTTGCAATATCTCGGAGAATAGTATATTTTTGTAAAATGTATCTATTAAAGTTAGATAGACAGGGGGACATATATAAACAAGACGATGGTATCACGGGGGTACCAGAGTTTGTAAACGTTCTTAAAGCTGATAAGTTAGGTGCTGCCGCAATGAAGTGGGTAGCTCTTGTTTGCGACTATGATAGTCCATACAGACACTTTACTGAAAATGAAAGAAAGAAAGCTGTAAGTAAAGATCTGTATGGTAAGTATGAATGGTATGGAGCAAAAAGACCTGAAATATTAGCTGCAATAGATAAGTACAAGCAATTACAGTTTGATCCTTTAGATGAACAGTTAATTGCTTTTAATACTAAGATTAGTCAGTTTACTACCTATATGAATAATATGCATATAGATGAAGATACAGCTGAAGGGCTGCAAAAGATTATGATTGGTATTGAAAAAATATACAAAACAAGACAAACGTTAGTTGATGCAATAGAACGCAGAGGCGAACGACAAAAAATAGTGGGGGATAAAAAGTTGTCATTTCTAGAAAATAAAAAAGAAATGCAAAGTAATATTACTTAATTAATTATATTGAAATGAAACATTCAAAAAAAATGCCTGGTGGAGGACACATGGGTAAAAAGAAAGTTCGCAAAAACATGCCCGAGCAAAAAATGCAAAAAGGCGGCAAACTTAAAATGGTAAAAAACAAAGAAGGAAAGATGGTTCCTTTCTATGCTGCTGATGGAAAAGGTAAGATGATGATGGGTGGTACTATGAAGAAGGACAAGATGATGAGAATGGGTGGTATGATGGATTCCGACAAAGATTTCATGTATGGTGGTAAAACACAAAAGATGATGAAAGGTGGGAAAATGAATTACCCAGGCGGAGGAAAGATGAAAAAAGAATCTATGTATCCTGGTGGCGGTAGAATGCAGCATGACTAATGGCAAAAGGAGATTATAGAAACTCCGATGTCAAAAGTCGTTATCGTAATTTAGCAAAAGCAAGAACAGATCTTAAGGAAGCATCTGAAAAAATTGTTGTTAGTAATGATGACAAAAGAACAAGAGCGGAGCTGTTAGATATTGTCGAAGAACTATTTGAGCCTAATACAGGTCAAACTGTAGAAAAACTTAGAGCAGTTTTATATATGATAATTAATAGCTTAGGTAATAATAGCGATGATGATCCAGGCATTACAACTGAACAATCAAACGCTATTACTGCTAATACAGCAAAAGTTAGCCAGGGGTTTAGTACTTCTGGTCAAACGTTAAGCATGGCA